AGCTACTTGATACTCAGGAGTTTCTTGCGCTTTCTGTAGGAATTGCTGCTCCAATTCTTGCTGTTGTCGCAATTCTTGCTGCTGTCTGCGTTGCTCAGCATAAAAGGCGTTTTCCTCAGGTGTTTGAATTTTGGTTTCTTCCTCAGAAGTTTCTTCATCCTCACTCAAATCAGGTTGTTCTTCTTCCTCAGTTTCTTCCTCATCAAACGCTGCGGTTTGGTTTTCTTCTTCATCATCGGTGCCCACTTCATCAATATCTACAAGATCGTCCTGCATATCGTCTTCGATTACTTCTTTCGGTTCACCGAATTCGTCCATGTTATCAGGAACATCGTAAATCTCTAAGCCTTCAACTGGGTTTGTTGGCATGTCAATTCTCCTCTCCCTTTTTGCGCTTGGGTAGCGAAAGATTTAATTATGTAGTAGGGTGTCTACGCCACCAACCGCCTGTCTACTACTTCGATAAGAGTATACATGATTACTAGAATTATGTAAATACAAAACATTCAATTTTTTGACTACAAAATAAAGCCCACGTAAAATACGTGGACTTTCGTTTACTTGCTACCTTGAACCATTGCCTGCATAGCTGACGGATTTGGGTTGCCATTTGGTGCCTCAACTGGGTTAGGTTGCTGTGAAGCTCCACCTGCCTGTGATGAAATACCGTTGTTCATTTCCGCTTGCTGCTGCTTAGCTAACATATCATCTGCCATCTGCTGAACTTGCTGCATTGCTTGCTCAGGTGGCATTCCTTTACCCAACAGTTCATTAAGCTGCTGAGCCAACTGGGAGATTTGTTGAGCCATATTCTGTGACTTCTCTTTTTCCATGCGCTGACGGTCACGTTCCATACGCTGCACAATCTCGAATCCGTTATCGAATTCTTGCATCTTCACGTACTCCTCTGTTGTGATAAGAGGTGGGTTGAATTGGTACTGACCTTGCATGTTCATTAGTTTGTCGGCTTGCTCTCTACGGGATGCCTGAGTCATTGGAGCTGAGGCATATACGTTAGACTTCACTCTCCAAACTAAGTTTTCTGCAGTCAGCTTATCAACTGGCATGAATGTATCGTATTGCTGAGTTCCGTTAGGCATTGTCTTAGAGACAGGGCGTTTATCCTTCCAGTTATGCAAGATGTTCATAACGATTAAGTGAGAAATACGCTCCACGAATTCGTCAATCTGAATCATCTTATCTTTATCACGGATAGTAGCACGGTCAATCAAGCTATCAACACCTGAACTAGTAGTCAATGAACCTACTGATTGACCAGTGTACGCCTCATTGATACCAACCATTTCACGGATGTTACCCTGAGTACGGTCATCAAGTTCGAACAATCCCTTAGGAATATCCATAGGCTCAATTTGACGTACAGCTTTGTCAGGGTCAACGTTGGATGTCCATACTTTACCCGGAAGGGTACCTGTACGAGCCAATTCCTTAGCATTGATACCTGATTCTCTCCATACTACTTTTTGCGGATTTTGATGTAGTACGCCTAGAGTTGAAGCTGTCTGCTGCAGCTTATTAACGATTTTCTGATTTTCAAGTACATCCATTGCAGTAGATGAACCCCAAAACGTGTTCTCTTCCTCTTCATCATAAAGGACAGCAAACGGTAGTTCAGGAACGTTCATATCCTCAATACGTAATAGGTAAAAATCAGTATTCTTTAAGTAGTAGGTAACATCAACGTGCCACTTGCCGCCTTTGTAGTAACGCTCCCAGTGAACGTGTAGGGTAGCCATTTCATCGCCTTGTATGTTCTGTTCGCCATCAGTACGCTTATAATCACGGTCAAAAAGGTCACCGCTAGCATCGTCAGTACGGTCAAGTTCGTCATTGTTAAGCTTCTTTAGCTTGTCCAACGTACCTTCTTTTTCACAGTACTTCTCGAAAGCTGGGGTATTTTTAATCGTTGACAAAGGAAGAACTTCTGTAAACTCAACCCATTTTGCCTCCTCGATGTTGTATGCATCAGGGTCAGGGAAGAAATTACCGATTGGAATACGCTTAACACAGATATCGCCTTTATATAGACTGTTGCGCTGGTCACCTTCTCCAAAATATTTACCCCCTACTGCAGTGTCATCTGTATAGACATACATAATAGAAGTTCCTTGAAGTAATGTGCGGTCAACTGCTTTACGTACAGCACGTCCAACTTTCTTTCTGTCCCATACATGGTCATATGCTTTTTGAAGGTTAGCAACTACCTCTTGGTCATCGTACTGTTCAGGGAAAAAGTGTGCTTTCCCGATGTTCGATGCTAAGTTGGCACGTTTTAACGTTCGGATGAAACGGATATAGTTTGTGACCGGCTTAGGTACCCACGGTGGGATAGCTCCCTGCCACTGTTCGCCACGGTCAAACATGTCAATCATTTCGATCTTTTTCATCAGCTTGAGCTTAGTTTGACTTGACTTGTTAAATCTTACGCCAAAATCGTTGATTTGCTTTTTAACTTTGTCTGTTTTGCTTAGTTCAGCCACGGTTCGTCCTCCTCATCTCCAAACAGCTGCATGTACTCATTGATTTTCGCCTGCTCCTCAGGTGAAACTGGTACCTCAGCTGCATTTACTTCTATTTCCTCAGGTGCTATATACTCGATAACATGTCTGATGTCCTTCAAGGATAGAATCCCTGCATCAATTTTGATGAAGGGTCTACCATTTGAAAGAGCTAAGTACACGTCATCGAATTCCTTTCGGGACATATCATACGTTAAATACGTGTTATCGTCACGAAGAATCGTAAACGGAAATTTCTTAGCTTTAGTTGCCATCATTTTTCTCCTTTCTGTATTTTTCACTATAGATGAAACCGCCTACACAAAAGCCGACAAAGAAAATACAACAGTATGCGAACCAATCAACAATACTCAGTCCAATCACCGCTTTCCTCATTTTCTTCCTCTTCGGGGTAATATCCGTACTCATTTTCCCCTTTTCCACCCTTATTGTACCTTAATTGGGGTTCATAGGCAACTGTTAATAAATCTAATGGGTCAGCTGGGAGAGCCATCATCATATATCTGAGAGCGTCACAGCTATGCTCATTCTTCTTTTCAGGGCGTTCATCAAGGTTTTTATCGTCATCCATCGTGATTTCAGGGAATTTATAGTGCAGATGTTCCCTAATTGTGTTGACGCAGGTACTATAAATCTTGAATTTACCCTGCTCGATGTACGCATTTACCCGTAAAAGACCTGCCTCGATATCGTTATTACCCGGTGTCCAAAAGATACCTTGCTCTGAATACAGACCTAGCACCGATTTCCCGTTAACTGGGTCAGTCTTATTCTTAATAGAAGGGTCAGCCATCATGAAACGTAGCTTACCTGCAGGAATTTTCGCTAATTCCACCTTGATATTCTTGGCATGTTCAGGAACTAGGGTATTTGGCTTGTAGTATTCGTTATAAACGACTACTTCCCCCTTATCAGGGTTGATAGCAGCGTAAGGAATAGCGGTTGGATTTCGTAAACCATGATCCATTCCCATAATACGCTCCCAATGTAGCGGAATTCCGTACTCATCCGTGATTTTATCCTTCACAGGGTACGGGTCAATCACTGTATCGTTAAATCTAGGGTAAACTGCACCCTCAGTTGCCTCAAAGCTACCCATCAGGTACTTTTTAATCCACCATTCCGGCTTTCCACGACTGTTCATTGCGATAAAGTCAGGTGGAAGTTTCTTATTTAGGGCAGTTTCCCATATATAGCAATAAATATACGGGTTATATTCCTCATGTTCAGGGTGTCTTGGGTCTTTTCGCTTGTAGTTATCCACCAAAACATCCTTAATCCACGTTAATTCCGGGTTGGAACATACAAAAATAGCCCGATTTCGTACAAACGGGTCACGTAAACGGGTCAAAAGCTGGTCATAAATACTACGTTTGATAGCTGATGCCTCTTCTATATGAACCAATCCTGCATTTATGGAACGAAGTTTCTCGTCATCATCTGATGGGATGGCATAAATAACGAACCCATTAACTAAGGTAATTTCCTGTTCTGCTTTATTGTAGTTTTCAATCAACGGTGGAGGTATGATTTCCTTCAACAGCGTCTTAATTGTAGTACGTTTAAGGAGCTGTAATGTAGGAGCCGTTATCAGACCCGTACCTCCCGGATTCTCCATCGCACGAGCGAAGAATTCTGACAGGGATGCCTTTGATTTCCCTGAACCATATCCTCCAAACGTGGCAATAATCTGAGGTTGAATCAATCCCTCTGCATTTAACTTGTATTCCTGTACATGAATTGCCTCTTGATAATCGAGAGGTTCATATAATAAGTGAATGGCTCCACAGTTATCGCATAGCTCATGGCTAGGATGACCGTCAGCTGGTGGGACCATATCGCCAACGTGACAATGTGTACATTTCATTTCCGCTTCACACCTTTCTGAACATTGTAGTAGAGTTGTTTCGGGTCTAGTAAGCGCAATCTTTTCTGCATCTTTTCAATCGTGCGGAGCTTTTCATTGTTTCGATTTTTAAGGCGCACATTATGCTTTTTCAGCTTCACATTTTCCACTTGTAATTTGTAGACTTGCTCAGTTAGTTCATCGCATTGCTTGCACACCTCTTCGACCCCCTACTATATTTTTATATAAAACTAGCTATAGTAACACCTGTGGTTCGGCTACTATAGCTAGTTTGGGAATTATTCCTTTATTTCTTCGTCTTTTTCTGCGCTTGAGACTGCTGTGACTTCTTCTCCTGCGACTGCTGCTCCATTTGCTTTGCACGAGCGAGGGAGTCACGTTGCTTAATTTCCGTGTCGGTTACAGCGTTCGCTTCCGTCACTTCTTGGTTAAGCTGATGTTTCTCCTGCTCCATTTGCATTTTTGAC